ATTCCATTCGGAGACAATGGGAACGGAGATAGCCATTAGCGGCCCGTCACTTTCGCGCGCTGGTTAATGGCAAACTCCATATCTTGAATGGCGTCGCGAACGCCGTCCTCGACGTAACGAATTTTGCTTTCTACTGATTTCCACATAACGCGCGACGAATCTCCTCGGTCCTTTTGTAGTTTACGGATAAGCGCCTCGCCAGACGGGGAATTCCCCGATCCTTTGCGTCCCGCCATGTCATAAATGGATCCGCCAGCTGAGCCAAGCACTAAACGCAACAGCGGAAAAGTGTTCGCGTTCTTGTCGCGGATCTTTGTTTTAAATGTGACTTTGATTGAGCGTCGGACCTTTTTGGCGTCGTATCCGAGGCGCCCCGTAGCTTTCCAGCCTCCGCCGCGTTTCCTTGTTTTTTCTGAAATGGTTAACGGCTGATCGGGGACAAGCGAGCGGGCTTCTTGAAGGATCGGATCGGCGGCGAGTTTCATTTTTGCGATCGTTGCTTTGCGTAATGCTGGATCTATTTCTTTTAATAGTTTGAGCATTTCGGGGACGCCGTAAACCTCTATTCGAGCGAGGTCGCTCATTTGAGGATTAAATTCACGCGCCACGTTTTGACCTTTCGTTCGCTTTCTCTAAACAGTAAATCACGGTTTGGAGATCGCGTGTGTCAAACGTTTCGGAATAAAAAGCGGGAGCCCACCCCGTCGCGACTAACAGCTCGGCTAATTGCCGTCGATAGCCGCGTCCGTAGGGTTTATATCCGTTTTATCCTCAGACGTGATCGTGATCTCTGGGTTTTGCTGTAACCATTCGCGCCATGTTTTCGGCAGCTTTTCGCCTTTAATGGTGAGGATCGTATGAGCCCAACAAGCAAGCTCGGACACTCCAAAACCTCGACCGTCTGACGCGCGACGATTTTCTAAACGTTCCCATTCCGCAATAACGAAAAGGTTCGTAAATAGAACCTCTGGTTCTTTGCCGTCGCCGTAGTCGACGAATAACTTAATTTTCATTCGGTGCTCCTAGTGTCGGGCCTAGTTAGGCCGTGATTATGAAATATCGACCGTGTATTGGCCTTGAGTAAAGGTTATGTCTATTGACTGGAGCTCTCCCAATGTTGCCGAGAGGACTGGTAGCTCGGCGAGCAAAGTATCGCTCAGAGTAAACCCTGGGTTAGTCGGTGAATTTGCGCCGCTTGCTGGGGTCGCGATGATCGTTGTTTTTGTTCCGACGAGCTGGCTCAAAACCTCATAGGTCGCGTTATCGCTGTAATCCATGTAAAGGGTTACGGTCGCCTCATGGTTTCCGAGGCCCGCTTGACTCTCTCTTGCCGTCATTCCAAAAGTCGTATCCTCGAGACTGTCGTAACGGACAAGGACTGACGCCGCCGTGCAATAGCCCGTCAGATTTACGCCGCCAATGCTGATAACTGGGTTTGCTAAAAATGCCATTTTAAAATCTCCTTCGTTCTTTCTTTACTTTAGTAATTCGAGGTAGCCATTACGGGGATTATCAGTTCATACGCTGGGAGCGCGACTCCGCTTATGTCAACGTTTGTCGGCCGTCCAGACATTACCGCCACGTTTTTATCTATAAGTTTTGCGACCATAGCCAAAAGCGAGCGTTCGCCGTCTAGGTTTGCTGGGCCGAGCGTCATAATTTGGACCGTGTAGGTCGCTTTAACGATCTTGTTATTGAAGCACTCGATCGACGGGCTGTTTATGAGCGCGCAAGGCGGAGTCAAATTCCGCGGATCGTTTACCACTTGTAAGCCCGTGATCGTCTGGAGTGTTGTCGTGAGCTCGTCTAGCGACTCATTTAGAAAGTCCGTGTAAACGGTCGGCGTGATAGGCATTAGGCGACCTGAGGACGGTCAATTCCCAACAGCTGACGAATGATCCCGTTTAATCCTGTTACTGGGGAAACGCCCATATCCTGAAAGCTGGCGAAGGATTCAACAGAACCGCGCGCTCGATACATGGCCGAGCCGTACATGATCGCGCCGAGCTTCACGTCTTGCGAAGGAACGGTCGTCAATGAATCGACATAGCCCGACTCCATTCTCCGCCTCCAGCAAAATTGAGACGAAGCGGACGCGCAAATAGTTAAATAATTGGCGTCTGACTGAGTAGCGACTCCGATCCCTAAATAATCGTAAAGGTCCTGAGCTGTAATCCACGTACAAGTCTGGGTAATGGTTAAGGTTCCAGACGCCGCGACGCGGTCCACGTTGTCCGCTGTTTTGCCGTAAAGAACCTGATTCGCGATCGGAACAAGTGGATCGAATAAAAGATCGCCTTGTTCGTCTACGCCAGTAAATAAATACTGGGGAAGCGCGCGGATCGTGTACGAGCCATTAAAAGTAGCATCAACGTTTGTAACGACGACCGACGCGCCGACCTCGAGCTCTGCTGGGGTTAAGAGAACGAGGACGGCGTAATCGTCGACGAGGTATTTCTGAACGACCGAGTAGGCGGCCATAACTGGCTCCTATCGGTTAGATCAGACGAACGCGGCTTTGATGAATTTGGTCGCGTCGATCATTTTCGCGGCAAAGTAGCCACGGAAAGCGATCGTTCGTTCGAGCTTTGAAGGAACGTCGATCGAGATCGCGCCTTTTTGCTGTTCCCAACATTCGAAGCCGCCGCTTGTGGCGTCGCCGATGATAAGGGTTCCGCTTGCGAGGTTACGGTCAACGACTACGGTCAAACCGAAAGCGTTTCCGACGTATTCGCCCGCGCTGAGCTGGCCGAGTGCGTTCATTGGTCCGATGTTTGGGAACAATGGTCGGTCCGCCGTGTCGCTCAGATTTCCGAGGCTTGCCCAGCGGTTAGGTGCCATGAACAAATGGGTCGGAAGGTTTCCGTTTGAATCGGTCAAAATGTCCGAAGCGGCCTGATAGATCCATGTAATCCAGGCGGTCGGATCGGCGATATCTGCCGAGGCAAAGTTGTTTGTGTTTGTTGTTCCAGAAACGAGAGCGTCGGCCGCCACGTCGTCCGTTAAATTTGCGTATACGCGACTCATGTCGTCGAGCATGGCGGACAAAACCTCGGGCTGACTCCAGTCGAGTGACGCTTCGGAAACGTTTACATAACCGCCGTAGATACCTTTTGTGATTTGGATATCGTCAACGACGAAGGTTCCGTCCTGAATGGTCTGGTTTTCTGTTGCGGCCGCCATTGAGGTATGGGTCGTGACCTTTGGACGGATAAATACTTTTCCGCTTTGTGGCATAGCGCGAACTCCAACAGCGTCAACGACTGGACGGAAGCCGCGGAAATTGTTGTAGATCGGTGAGACGATCGGGAGCGGCAAGATACCGTCAAGATCTGAGGTCGTTACGTCTGGAGCTGCGGCGCGAACCTTTGCGTTCATTTCCGCGGCTACTGATCCGCCTTGAAGCTGAGCGGAAATCCATTCGCCCGCGCTAGGCATTTTGAAAGCTTGTTTTGGTTGAGCAAAAAGCGGAGCTACTGGCGACGCTTCAATTACTGCTGGGGTTTCGATGATTTCGGACATTTCATTTTCTCCTTGTGAGTTCTCTAATTCATTTAACACTAGATCGGTTTCGTTTTCGTGGATATCCTCGTTTTCGGGGATACTTGCCGCGACTTGATTTATGACTGCTCCCGCGACGGCTCCGTGAGGAACCATTGAAAGCTCGAACCAGTCCGCGGACTGGATTTCCATTACTCCGTCTTTTGAGAAACGGAATTTTGTCGGATTAACTCCAACGGATACCGCGTCGACTACGCCGTCCGCGGCCAAAACTAAAGCTTCGTTTCCGAGTGCTGTTTCTGAAATACGACCAGCGAAAAGAACCTTGTTTTCAACTTGTACGCGTTCGGTGAGTACGCCGACTGGCTGGCTTGAGTCGTGATACATGAAAATTTTTGGAGCTGGGCCGTCAAGTGGAAGCGATCCGTCTAAAAATTTGACGCGTGTTCCGTCGTTGACTGTTGCCTCTACGCCGTAAACGACAGCGACGCCAGAAATGGATCGGCGCGGAAGGTCGCCTTGTGCGGCGTCTACCTCGAAACTTTGCGGGGTTAATCGAATCATGATCGAATCATAAACCTATCGGCGGGCCATTTCGGGGATTTCTTGAATGGCGTCTGGGGAATCCATTGGATCTATTTCCTCGACGTCTCCGCCCATGTAGTCCTCGGCTAAAAATTCTGAGGTATCGAAACGGACTTTTGTTCCGCGCGGGAGAACGTTATCGCTTGACAATGTTTCCGCGATGCAATTCATTAGAGGTAAGCACCCGAAGGTCACGAGGTCGATACGCGACTGCGAGGCGTTCTGATATGAATAGGATCCCGTAGATACGCCGACTAGATACGGCGGAACGCCCATAGCGCGCGATAAATCTTTGGCGCTGTAATCGGCGGAGTCAATAAGCAACATTCGATCGGGAGTCGCGCTTGTTTCCGTGTAGGTGAGTCCTTGTGAAATGACGGCCGTCTGGTTTGTCATTCTGGCGAGGTTAAATTGTGCGGCGAGATCGGCGAGATCTTGCGCGCTCATCGGTTCGCCTTCGGTAATTTTTAGGACGCCAGCGGGAATTGACGATGACGCGTTTCTTACGCGAGCTTCCTCAATGCGAAGCGCGGTTTCTATTGCGCGTCGTGACGTGAAATTTAATCCTTCGATCGGGCTCAAAAATTGGATTACGTCGCGCGAATCTAATTCCATTCCGTTAAAAAGAATTTGATTTGAAGGACCGTAAAAGACTCCGCCTTGCTGGTCGAGGGTTTGGACCATATTGGAAGGGAGCCGCGTAAAGTGCGCGGGATAGCCGTCTGCCGTTCTATCTGTCACCCACCAGAAAGCCCTTCCCGTGAACAATAAATCGTCCGCGGTCCAGCTGAGAATAAAATTATTTGTAACGGATTTGTCTATGCGTCCGATCCATGAGCGAGGCGCGAGGTCGATCTCTGCCATTTCGCGCTCGGTTTCGTTCCAAACCTCGCGATACATTTCAAGCTTTAAGTTTCCGATCGTTCCGCAAATTAAATCGCGGGAACGTGTAACCGTCGGAAGGCTCATCGCGCGGGCTCGCATTTCGGACGATGAGTAAGCAATAAAATTTCCGATTTGGGACGCGCCAACGTTTGATCCAGCGGCGGCGATCACTTGAGGCGCGACTGACGCGGTTTCGGTTTTGCGATTAAAAAGAGCCATGTCAAAAGTATGTCACGCGAAGCGGCCGATCGGGACGATATCCGATCCCGACGAAAGGCAAGGTCAACCGACCGACCGCCGACGATGATCTTAGTTCGGCATAACAAAAACTAGCGGCTTCGCGTTTGAGGTAGGTCGTCCGACTATTGCGGCCGCCCAAATTAAACAGCGACAAAGCTCGATCGG